GTCGAGTGGGTAGTTCGATACGTCCTTGAACGTGCCGGATTGATCAACAACACTCAGGAGAGGGTAATGGTCGAGTACCCAAACATGCTCAAGGTGTCAGGTCGACTAGACTTCCTAGCCGGAGGACGCATCGACATAGAACGTGCTAAGCAAGACATCACATCGTCTCATCTGCCTGAGTCTATCCAAGCATCGTCCCTGTACATCGCAGAGAAACTGCATGAGAAGTTCGGTGACAAGGAACTAGAGACGAAGGTTCTTGAAATCAAGTCCTGCTCATCCTTCGTCATGGACATGATGGAGAAGACTGAGAAGCCTATCAAACATCACAGACTTCAACTCTTCCATTACATGAAGGGGCTTAACCTCAACGGCGAACTTGTGTACATCTGCAAGGATGACCTCCGCATGATGTGCTTTCAGTACGAGCCTACTGCTGAACTCGAACAGGAATACCTTGCAGACCTTGCCGGAATCACTCAATACTTCACATCCAATACCCGACCGCCTCTTGAGAACCACATCGTGGTTGAGGATGGCAAGTTCAAGAAGAACTTCGGCATCGAGTACTCCAACTACCTCAAGTTCCTGTACGACTTCGAAGAGCCACGCGACTATGCTGACTCAGTTAAGTCTCAGGTTGCACGTTGGACTCGCGTGATTGCCCGCTATGCCAAGGGTGAAAAGATAACCGCCAAGAATGAGGAGGTTCGATCTGAAATCGAGGCCGCAGGATACAACTTTAATCAAATTGTAGAACAAGCCAAGAAGTTTGGCGTAACAGAAGAGGAGGAAGAAGCATGAAACGAGAAACATTTATGAGTTGTTGTAAACGGATGAAGACATCATCCACCAACATAGAAGCAGCATACAAACTCAACATCGACCTGCATGAGTTCATGGACGACGAGCATTGGGTGGCGCAACACCTGTGGAGCGTCGTCCTGACTAAGGAAGGATACGATTGGTTCTCATGGTTCATGTATGAGAAGGCGTACATGTACGAACTCAGGGAAGACATGAGGGCACATGACGAGCATAAGAACGAGATATGCAAAGACCTCGACGGTCTGTACGATTATTTAGTAACTAACAATTATTTTAATACACCAACCAAATGATTATCGAAACACTTTACAACGTAGGGGATATGGTATATTTCCTACACAACGACATGGTAGTTTACCATAACATCTACAAGTTAGACATCGGTGTGTACGAAGGCCACATCAACACATACCTTATCTTCAGGAGCGGAGACGAAATCATCGTCAAGCATCAAGACAATGTGTACCCAACACTAGAAGAAGTAATCCAATCAAAACCACAAGCAGCATGAAAATCCTAGTCCAAAAGAACATCCCGATAGAAACAACACGGGAGACCAAAAGCAAGTACCCATTCCATGAAATGGAAATTGGCGACTCATTCTTCATCAAGTGCGATGCAGAAACCATGACGAGCAAACGATCGACCGTCCTGTCCTCGTCCGTGTACTACGGCAAGAACAGCGGCAAGAAGTTCAAGTCACGCACATATCCCGATGGCTTTAGAATCTGGAGGGTAAAATGAAACACAACGGAGTAATCACACCACAGGGGGCATTGAGAATCTACAATCGCCCCCTCTTCGATGAAGAAGTCAGAGCCATGTCCCGTGAAAAGGACTTGGCTGTGACTATCGAAGTCAAGGCAAGGAAGTACAAGCGGTCTAACGAGTTTAATAGTTACTATTGGGCTGTGGTTGTAGCGATGATAGTGGAAAGGCTCAGGGAGCTTGGCCATGACGTTGACCGCGACCTCACGCATGAGTTTCTGAAAGGTCGGTTTCTTTACTCTGAACTGACCGACCCGACGACCGGAGAGGTCATGAAGATTCCACGCAAAACGTCGGAACTTGCAACGGAGGAATTTATGGAATACATTGAACACGTCAAGCAGTTTGCTGCCGAGACGTTGGATATTTATATTCCTGACCCTAACGAACAACTTGAGATATGACTAAGAAAGAACGCATTCAATTTTGGGCGCAAACGGCCGAATATTACGCTGAAGATAACGATTATGACCTTTACTATATCACGCCATGGCAAATGCGTTTAATCGGCCCCAATTCGCGTCTTGATTTGTATCCTGTTGGCGAGAAAGTAAACATAGTTGGAACGCTTGAGTATCCGATTGTCGAAGATATTGAGGCTTTTTTAGATACTATTTCACTATAGGATATGACCCTCCCTATACCGCCTGAAATAACCTCTAGTGGGACAAGAAGTCAAGACGATTTTCCCCACCTTCAAGCAAGATGAGTACGAGCCAATTCAACCTACCCGCATACCGTGACGGAATCCAAATGCCTTGAGGTTGTCAGTCCGAAGACTGATTTTTTCAGTATGGTTCTGTTGTCGGAGGTGTGACAGAGCAGAAAGCGGCATGGATTGATCTCCCCTGCTTGGTCAAGTCCTGTAAAGGCAAATTTCAAGTGGGGCTTGTGTTGGATGACAATGAATCTTTCATTCTCCGCCGGAGACTGCTTGGACGGAACGGGTGAAACACTTTTAAGACCGTAGTACATAAATAAAAAAAGCCCTCGTCTGGTAGTCCGAGGGCATTTTGACATGAGAATTAGATTTCTCATTTCCCACATTGCACTGCTACCAGACACTGCAATGTGAGAACGCAACAAAAGTATGGCGACCGCAACACGGAAGTCAAAAAAAATAATTGCATTAACAATACACACGAGTTATATTTGTAAAAATAAACAACATGAAAAAACAAACAGCAGTAGAGTGGTTAGTAGAACAATTTGAAGAATCACATAGTTATATTAACGAAATATTTAAAGAAACTATTGAACAAGCCAAAGCAATGGAGATTGACCAGACGGAAGAAGCATTTCATGAAAGCCGATTAACAAAAGACTTTTGTGTTTACTTGAGTTCAGGGTTTAAACATGAATCATTTTACGCATATTACTACGAAGGAGGTGACAAATGAAAAAGAAAGTAGACTTTTACAAAGTCCCCAAAAACGAATGGCAGATGCCCATCGAGAAGGGATACAAGATGGCCTGTTGCGACTGCGGACTCGTCCACAGCATGGACTTCAAGGTGATTGACCCAGACACCAACAAGGTCATTAAGAATGCACGGACGATTCTTAGAGCAAGAAGGCACGAGACGTTGACAAAGCAGTTAAGAAAAAACAAATACTGAAAGAACATGAATGAACAAACAGCAATAGAATGGCTTGTGGAGCAGGTCAACAGCGACTGCCTAAACTCCGCGTTTATCAGACCAGAACTGATTAGGAAGGCCAAGGCAATGGAACGCGAGCAGATTGAGACCGCGTTCAATTCGGGTACTAACTTTGACGCATACAGGCTAGACTGCCCCGCAGGATACGCCTATTATGAGGCGATGTACGAGAAACGTAAGGTCATGATGGCTGACCTAAAGGACTTCTTTAACTTCAGCAAATACAAGAAAAAATGAAAACAATACTTGGAATAATAGGATTTGTGGTGATATGGATAGCAGTTGCCAATTTCTTAAATAACTTAATCAAAAAGATAGGGGGTGACAAATGAACAAAATAAACTTAGCAATTAGAGAGTGTGAAGAGCATATCAAAAACCTGCAAAACGAAAAGATGATTCTAAATGCGGAACTTGATGCCTTTAAGAAACAACTTGGTAATCTTGAAAGGATTAGAGACAACAAGAGTATTCCGCATGATGACCAGCACAAGCCAATGACCCTTACTCCTGTTGACCAAATTTATTGTAATAAAGGAGGTGACGAATGAAGGCTGTCTTAGAATTTTCACTTCCCGAAGATCAGGAATACTTCGACATGGCGGTTAAAGCCCGCGATATGACCTACGCACTCAACGACATCAGAAACTACCTCAGGGGTAGGGTAAAGTACGAAGAGATGCCTGCTGAAAAGTGGGAGACCTGCGACGAGATTTACCAAGAGTTTTTCAGATTACTTGAACAAAATAATATAAAGCTATGATTAAGATTTCAGACAAGCCATCCAAGAAGGTGGAACACTTTACCGGAACGATAACAATGGCCTTTCCGGGGTTCGAAAATAAGATTTGGAACTTTACGGTGTTGCGTACAACGAATGGATCAACTACCTTTGCTGTACAGGCAGACTATGAGCAATTCAAACAATACGTCGAAGAGGATGGGGCAATTGATTACTTTGCTTCGATACTCGAAGAGACCGTCAAGGCAAACTTGGCTAAAGAACAGGCAGAGTGGAAGCCTACCGAAAAATGAGATAGCTTATGAAGGTGAGGAATAAAAAGTGCAGAATCTGTAGACAGGAGTTTATCCCGAAATACAGCACCATGCAGGCAACGTGTGAGAACATCGA